AGAATGAGTTTATGGAAATTCAGAAGGTAGATAAGGGATTCGTTCCTCCTAAGGAAAACGAGGTGAAAGAGGCTGAAGTAGTGGAAAAAAAGGAAGAAAAAGAAATGGGAACTAAGAAAACTGAGCTGTGGGCGATGCTGAATGGCAAGGACGAGAAGGAGAAATTGGCCGATTTGAGGAAAAGGACTGGGATAAATTTAAAAGATTTTGGTATTACGGAGAGGCACGCTGGAATTCTGGTTGCTTCTTTGTTAAATAACGAAATCAAGAAGTGATATGTATGTTCTGATTTTAGATAAGGATAGGATGGGAAAACTTTATTTTGTGAGGGAAAGAAGAAAAAAGAAAGGAAAAAAGGCAACGATTGTCGGAATGGTCAGAGAAGCAGTTGATAAGTATTTAAAAGAAGAAAAAAATGTTGAAAGAAACTAAACTCTACGGGAAAAAAGTGGTGATCAGATTCGATGACGAGAGGCACATCTTTTATGACGAGAAGGGAAACCAGCTGATTTCGGTAACTGGGGCGACTGGGGTGATTGACAAGTCGGCGGCTCTGATGGGCTGGGCGGCGAAGATGATGGGGGTCTATCTGGTCGAAAATTGGGATTTGAAGGCGATTAGAACTGAGGAGGCGAAATTGAATCTGATTGAAACCGCCAAAAAGGAATACCGGAGGATCAAGATAGCTGAGGCTGATGTCGGGAAGGCGATTCACGAGTGGGTCTCGGATTGGATCAAGGGTAGGAAGCCGGAAATGCCTCTTGATGAGAAGGTCGTAAATGGGATCACTGCTTTCCTGAAATTCCAGAAGGAACACAAAATCAAGTGGCTCGAATCGGAAAGGGTTGTCTATTCCAAAAAGCACGGTTTCGCTGGTATCTTGGATGCTGTTGGGAAGATGGGGAAGGATCTGGTGCTGTTCGACTTCAAGTCGGGAAACGCTATCTATCCGGAGATGTGGTTTCAGGTGGCGGGATATCAGATCGCCTATGAGGAGGAGACGGGGAAGAAGTTTGATAGGAAAATGTTGATTAGGTTCGGAAAAAATGATGGGGAATTCGAGAACTTTGAGTTAAGGAAGGATGGGAAAGACAAAGAGGTGTTTCTCGCCTGCTTAAAAATCAAAGAGAGATTGAAAGAGATGGAGAATAGTTAGCCGTTCATCGGCTTCCTCGACCACCTCAATCCTTGTGCTTTCTTCGGAACGGCAAGAGAGTGAGGGGCAAGTAGGGAGGAGGAACTCTACTGCCACGGTGGGGAAGCCAGTTGAGTGGCTAAAAATATGGAGGGAAAACAACAATTAACATTTTTTAAAGTAAGAGATCTAAGAAAAAAGGATCAGTTTAAGATTGATGATGCCTATCTTAATGGTTGGGCAAGATATTGCGGGATTGTTGCGACCGCTGTTTATACTTCTCTATGTCGGCACGCAGAATTCAACTCTCAAAAGGCATTTCCTTCGCAGGAAAAAATCGCTTGGGAACATGGGATCTCGGTGAGGACAGTGAGGAGAGGGCTTAAAAAGTTGATCGGATTCAATATCATTCTTGCTGAACGAGAAAGGACGAGGGGCAAGTTTTCAAATTATATTTATACTCTTTTGGATAAATCAGAATGGAAACAACCCACCAGCGGACAAAAACGACCTATGGTTCACCAGCGGTCAAAAACCACCGGTGGTAAAGTGCCTACTAAGGATAACACAGTATTAAGGATAACAAATAATAAGAGTATGTCGGACGAGCCGACTGACTGGAATTTAGAGAAAGAGATCGAAAAACTCTTAACTGATCCGAAGAGGCATATTCAGATAATCGGGGTTTGGATCAGATCTATGGGATTGAGGCCGGAAAACACTGAGCAAATGCAGTCCTTGATCAAGAGGAACTTGCGACCGGCTCGGCTTCTGAATGGCTACAAGAACGAGGATATCGAAGAAACGATCAAGGTTTTAAAAAACACCGACTATCTTACAAAATTCACGCTGGAAACCTGCCTAAAATATATTGATGAAATTATAGCCCAGAAAAAGAAATTAGGACCTAAAATAATTAGGTTTGAAGAGATTATAAAACCTGATGGAAGTCGGGTAATGAGGCCAATCTATAAATAATAAAAAATGGATTACCCAATATTTGAAAAATGTTTTTCCTGCAAGAAGCCGATGGTTAAGATAGTCCGGCTTAATGAGAAAGGGGTGGAGACCCAAAATTTTTGCTATGTTTGCACCAATCCCGATTGTATCCTGAGGATAAATTTAAATGAGGTTAAAAATTGGAAAGAAACCTATGATCGGAGAAATTATTAAAATTCTACCTTTCAAGAAATCGAGGAATGAGGATGAAACCTATTTGAGAGTTGAATTCAAAATGGAAGATGGGAAATGGGCAAAAACCGATCTCGTGCCTTCTTTTAGGAATTACTGGAGATGGAAAAGGGTGGCAAAGATCGGGAATATTTTGAGGAACTTAAAAATGAAGGACGAGATAACGGTTGATGCGGATTCCTATCCGCAGTTAGTGGTCGGAAGTTTGGTCGGCTCCGGCCAGAAGTTCACTTTGGAGGAATTAAATAAAATGGGAGTTTTTGGGTAAAAAAATGAGAACAGAAGATTTAATTTATAAGGATGAAAATTACGAAATATACAAAAAAGATTCTGGAAGAATCGGATCTTTTGCCCCATTGGATTGTCTGGAAATTATAGATATATGCATTGAAGAGCTTAAAAAATGGAATAATGCCGGACTTGCTCGCAAGGAGGATTATGAAGAAATCATTGAAAAAATTGTGGAAGAATTAAGAAAATTACCAGTTTAATTTCTATGTTTTGGTTTTTAAAAAGGAAAAAAGAATACGGGACGGGGCTGATTAAAGATCCGAGACCTGAGACTGAAAAAGCCAAAGATTATGCGGTCGAGGAGCTGTTCGCCGAGTTTCCGGTCGAGTGGAAGGAGAAGCCGGAAGCGGACTGGCGGAAGTTTCCTATTTTTAATCAGGATCAGTCGAGTTCCTGCGTGGCTCAGGCAACGGCGAAGATCTTGGGGATCGAAAACTATCTGGAAGAGGGGAAGTTCATTCACTATTCGGCGAGGGATATCTATTCGAGGAGGTCTAACAAGCCGGGTCTGGGGATGTGGTTGCAGGACGGGTTATCGATCGGGTCGAAGTTCGGGGCGACAATCGAGCAGTTGATGCCTTCGCAAAATCAGGCAGAAGTGATGATGAATGACGATTTGGATCGGACGCCTTTGACCGATCAGATTGCCTATCTGGCAAGGGGTGGAAATTATGTTTTCGTTTCTGACATTGATAAAATCGCTTTCGTTATCGCTCAGGGGAGGGGGGTTGAAATCGGGGTCAGGTTCTCGATGGCGGAATGGAATCGGGAAGTGCCGATTGTGATCGATAACTCTAATCCCTATGGGCACATGATAGCTTCGGTTGATTACTTTCTATACCAACAGAAAAAATGCCTTTTGATAGAGGATTCGTGGGGCGAGGGAGTAGGAATCAAAGGCAGGAGAATCATAACAGAGGATTTTCTAAAAGCAAAATGTGTGGGCGGGGGTTATTTTACCACCTTGCCGAATAAGTTGCCTGATGCGGTGGTCGAGAAGCCGAAATACAGGTTTACCCAGCAGATGGCTCTGGGATCGAGAAGCTATGAGGTGGCGATGCTCCAGAGGTGTCTGGGATACGAGAAGGACGAGTTGGGATGGTTGTTTCCTCTTGAAACGATCCCCACGGGCTATTACGGGGGGATTACAAGGCAAGCAGTGGAGAGGTTTCAGAAAAAATACCAGTTGGTCATTACTGGGAATGTCAATGCGGTGACTTTGGTGAAATTAAACGAGATTTTTGCTTAAAGGTCGAATCAATTAGTCAAATAATTTAGTTTCAAAAAAATGATTGGAGATTGGTCATTCTTAAAATCAAGAAGATTCTGGGCATTGGTTATAATCGGGATTTTCAAGGCATTAGAGACCGTCGGAGCATTGCCTTCTGTTCTGGTTGATGCCTTTATTACGGTTCTCGGCGGGTTCATAGGGATTGATACGATTGATAAGTTCTCAAGGACTTTGGCGAAGATTCAATGAAAAGAAATTTTTAGTCGGGGTGGCTGGAATACTCCTCTTGGTTTCCTTGTGGTCGAGGGGTCAGTCCCTTCCAGCCGAACCTGCTAAAAATGAATATTCTGAGATGAGAGAAATGCCGACAATGGCGATGATACAGGGGAATTCTTTGTTGCCGATTACTGGGATAATATCTGAGAAAGTTGAAGGGATCGTCACGGCTTACAATCCGGTCTGGTGGCAAACCGATTCGACGCCCCATATCACCGCGTCGGGCTCTCAGGCTAGGGAGGGAATAATCGCTAATAATTGTTTGGAATTCGGAACTTTGGTCGAAATAGAAGGGAAGGTGTATGCGGTAGAAGATAGAATGAATCAGAAATACGGATGCAATTACTTCGATATTTTGATGTTTGATCTGGAGGAGGCAAAGGAATTCGGAAAAAGAAATTTGTTAGTGATGGTTTATAAATAAAATGAACAAAATAAAAAAAGGAAATTACTACCGGCTTAAAACCAAGAAATGGTTAGAGGCGGATGGGTTTAAAGTTGAAACATTGGAAAAAACAATGCGGATTTTTACCAATGACAAGAAGGTGATCTTTATTAAGAGGGATTTGTGGGGAGCAGATCTCATCGCCTCTAATGGTTCGGAATTGATTGTGATTCAAAATAAAACGAGCAGGGGTGATGCTTCGAAGGGCATCAGGGAGTTAAAGTCGGCTCCGTGGCCGGATAATGTCAAAAAATGGGTCGTCATCTGGTCATTCAAGTCGAGGGAGCCGGAAATAATTGAGGCAAATTAAAATGAAAACAAAAAGAAAAATTTTAGAAATGTTTTACGATGGACATCTAATAGAAATTATAAGATGCGAAATTAACATCGATTATTTCAGTAAAATGGATCCTAAGAAGATAGTCGAATATGAGGATAAATTCATAGCGGGGATGCCGACGAGGAAGGAAATAACAGCCAAAGATAAGCTGGAAAGTTTGAAAGAGGAGCTGGAAAAACATAAAATATATTTTGAAATTATCAAAGAAAAGTTAAAAAATGAAAAATAAAAAAGAGAAATAAGTATGGGCTTTTCAATCAACCAATTTTTAAGAAGGAAGGAATACGAGCAGAGGAAGGACTTCGAGAAAAGGGCGAAGGCTTTTTCCGATGAACTTAAAAAGCTGTGCGACAAATACGGACTTCGAATTCAGGCGAAGGTGGAGATCGCCGACTCGCCGATCAAGGTCGTGGAAAAGGAGATTAAAAATCAGGAGAAAAAAGATGGAAATTAAATATGTGAAAATCGAGGAACTAAGACCGACGGAATACAATCCGAGGGGGATGACCGAAAAGGAAAAGAGGGATCTGATGGAAAGCATAAAAAGGTTTGGGATGGTTGAGCCGATCGTGGTCAACGGGGCGGAGAACAGGAAGAATGTCATCATTGGCGGGCATCAGAGGTTCTATATCTGCCGGGAATTGGGGTGGAAGGAGATGCCGGTGGTCTATGTCAATATACCTGAAATCGAAAGGGAAAAGGAATTGAACCTGAGGCTTAATCGTAATCTTGGACATTGGGATTGGGATCTGCTGGCAAAATTTGATGAGAATCTTTTGTTGGATGTCGGATTCGAGGAAATTGAATTGGATAGAGGATTATTTGATATTGGAATTTTTGAAAGTGAAGAATATAATTTTGGTTATCCTTTTGGGACAATAAATTCGTGGGTTAGAATTGGGGATTTTTGTTGTGAAATTGAAGATGAGAAATATCAAAAAATAAAAAAGAAAATTGAGGAAGTCGGTGGTTTAGAAAATTTTTTAAATCAAATAATCAATGTTTAGAGCTAATATTTTAGGAAAAGTCGGATATTTCAAGACAATTGAAGAAGTAGTTGATTTTGCATTTGATAGATTTAAAAATTGTGAAGATGATATTATTTTGAAAGAAATTCAACCATCGGTAGAAGATATTCAAAGAGATTTTCTGAACTTAAAGAGGTTTAATACAAAAAGATTGGATAGAAGTTTTTTTGTTTTTAGAAATCTGGTAGGGATTAAAATTGCTAATTATTTTATGGGATTTAGATTAAATTTAAGAGCGAAAAATAAAAAAACTATTCTTGAAGGAATGAGGGATAAAAAGGGTTTTCATTATTTTACCCAAACCCATTTTAGAATGCAGAGGACAAATGATATAAAATCAATAAAAGATATTTTTGATAGGGCAAGAATTAGAGGTGGGACACAGGAATTGAATAATTTTCCGCCGATGGTGGCAAAAACAATTTATGAGAAATATTGCCCAATGGAAGATGCGAAATTACTGGATTGGTCAGCTGGTTTCGGGGGGAGGTTGATTGGAGCGATGAGCAGTAGATTTAATTATAATTATGTCGGGATTGATCCTTCGACAAAGGCGGTAGAAGGATTGAATAAATTGATTGACTTTTTAAATGTTAGAAATCGGGCAAAAATAATCCAGAAACCATTTGAAGATTGTGATTCTGATTTAGAAGATAATTATAAAGAAATTTATAGTAATGAAGAAACGCAATCTTGTATTAAATATCCGGAAATCGAAAAATGGAGAATTGGGTTTTTGTTGGCAAGCTTTAAAATTTTGATGAAAAAATTAAAAGAGGGTGCTTTTTTGTTAGTTAATATTGCGAATATTACAGATAGAGGGAAAGAGATTGATTTGGAAAATATGACTATTGAAGTAGGAAAAGAGGTTGGGTTTGAGTATCTGGGCTTCAAAAAAATGTTAATTGGGAATAGGTTTTCGAGTTTAAGTCGGAGAAGGGTGATAAAGAAAAGGAGGGACTACAATTTTGAAAAGATTTTCGTTTTTAAAAAACCTATTCGAGGAGAGGTATTAAATATCGGGTCGATGGCTGAAGTCGTGCCACAATCGAACCTGGCGGGTCGTTTTTAGGGGAATAAGGCAGAAATAGGTTTTGAATTGACAAACAGTGATAAAAGTGGAAGTTTCAAAATTTTTATGCCTGAACTAAAAAGATCAACAATTAAAAAAGTGAAAGCAGAGATTAGGGAATTGATGGTCAAGATACCGACGATTACAATATCACAGTTGGCGACGCAATTGGGGAGAAGTTATAATTTAATATCTTATCTGAGAAGCGAAATTGAGGAGGAAAATGCGAGGGCAATTGAGGAAAGAGTCGAGGTGGAAATAGCAATGTTTGAAATATTGGTTAAGGGATTAGCACCGCTTTTGTGGAATATCGCCGTGGGGAAGAAAAAGATAGTTGATAGAATGGGAACGGAGATTGAGGTCGATACAACACCGAGAGAAAGAATAGCGGCGATTCAGGCTATTGTTGAAAATTTTGACAAACTTTTCGGGAGGAAATTTGATGCCGGCATTTTTTCTAAAAAGTTAGGAACGGTTGAGGTTAAAAATAAAGCTGAATTGTTAAAAGTCATTTTAGATAATTTAGATGAATCAAGTCGCAAACAATTTATTGAGGCCGCAGAGCGGTTTTTCGATAGAGGAGATTAAGGAAGCTATTTATGATAGAAATTTACCATCTTTTATTAGGAAGGAAATCTACAAATATGATTCCGAAGCGAAAAGAGGAAAATGGAAATTAGGGAAATTACATAACGAGTGGAATGATTTTTTAAAAGAGAAAAGGATTTGTATCAAAGCACCAAGAGATCATTTAAAAACTTTTTTCTTTTCAGAAAGCTATCCGACAAAAAGATTGAGATATATCGAGGATGATGAGATTCAGATTTTCAGCAAAACTGATAAATTGGCGGTCAGGATTTTGGACAAGATTAAAAAAATAATTTTGAAAAATCCTGATCTGGCTTATCTCGGAGGAAAGGGAGCGGACTTCTGGTCGAAGACGGAAATCCGGTGCTCTAATGGGGCAACGGTCTATGCTCAGGGGTTCTGGTCGGCGATTAGAGGTGGGCATCCGAAACTGATTATTCTGGATGATGTGATTGATACGCAGGTCATTTATTCAGATGAGCAGAATGAGAAGGCAAAGGAAAGATTGGCGAGTGAAGTTTTGCCGATGGCTGAACCGGAGACGCAGATTATTTTGGTCGGGACTCTGCAGAGGGAAGATGACATTTATGCGGCTGTCGATCCGAAAATCTGGGTTGTTAAAAGTTATGATGCGATTTTGGATGAGGAGAAAAAATTGACCTTGTTTCCGGAGAAATGGGACTGGGAAAAGTTGATGAGAAGGAAAGAGGAAATCTCGATTTTAAAAGGAGAGAAGTGGTTTTTAAAAGAATACAGGAACTTGCCTGTGCAGTTGCTCGGGGAAATCATAAAAAAAGAATGGATCGGGTGGTATGATGTCTTGCCGGAGGGTTTGAGGGTCTACACTGGCTGGGATTTGTCGGTGGGGAAGGAATTGGACAAGGGCGACTATACTGCCTGTATCACTTTTGGGATCGATAGCAAGGGAAGGATTTTCATCATCAGGGTTTGGAGAGACAGGATTGATTTTCCGACGAGGCTGAAGAAGGTCGTGGATTTCGGAAAAGAGGACAAACCTTTAAAAATCAAAATTGAAAATAACACATTTCAGGCTGACTCGGTGCAGGTTTTGAAAAGCAACACGGCCTTGCCGATCGAAGGGGTGAAGACGACGGAAAACAAGGTGAAGAGGTTCACTGAGGAGCTCGCTCCGCTTTTTGAGAACAGGAAAGTATTTTTGAAAAAAGGTGATGAGATGCATCAGATTTTTGCTGATGAATTGTGTAGTTTGCCGAGAGGAAAGTATGACGATTTGTCGGATGCTTTCTTGATCGGATTGAAAAATGTTCAATATCGGGAATATGATTTAAAAGTTATCGGAATTTAAAAATGAATAACAAAAAAATAAAAGTGCTCAGAGAAGTTTCTCCGGAATGGGAAGAAATCATGCACCTCTCGGATCAAATAGAAAACGGCGAAATTATAATTAAAAAACATCAGGGGAAAATTGTCTTATGGGAATACCATATCAAAAGAAAAAGCGGGGACAAATTTCTTGAAACCATTCCTTTGGCCTAAAGGTCTTGACAAGGGTTCTTGGTTTGCTAAAATTAAATAAGATCTTGTTTTAGAGGAGCAAGAATCGAGAGTCCGGGTAGGAATCTACAGGGCTCGCAATCTGATCCAAATTTTTTTGGGTTCGGTTGCGAGCCCTTTTTTTATGGCTAAATCAAATTTTTTTGATAAATTTTTAGGAGCGTTCGGTTTGATTAGAAAAAAAGCGGCGGACTTTCCTTTGGTTTCAGGTGCGGGGATTTCTGATTTTATTATTAGTGGTGAAAGGATACCGAAAGCAAAACTTTTAGAAAACAATAAGAACTGGGTTTTTGCCTGTGTCAGAGCGAGAGCTGAGGCGGTCGGGAATATCAAACTGAAAATGTTTAGGAAAGAAAAGGATGGGACGATTGTCGAAGTGCCGGATCACGAATTGTTGGATCTCTTGGCGGCGGTCAATCCTTTTATGTGCCAGTTTGAATTATTTGAAATGTTGGAAAGCCATTTGGATTTGGTGGGAAATGCCTTTTGGTTTTTAGATGGTGTGAAAAATTATAGCGATAAGCCGACGGCAATCTATCCCTTGAATCCGAAGTATATCGAGATTAAGAAGGGGAAGCTGCCGGGCTTCATCGACGAATACAGATACACGCTCAGCGGCGTGGCTCAAATTTTTAAACCAGAACAAATACTACATTTCAGGGAATCTAATCCCAATGATCCCTACGAGGGCAAGGGGATTTTGGAATCTATCGCTTATTGGGTTGATGCCGATAACTATGCGACGGAATGGAATAGAGCTTTCTTTTTAAATGCGGCGAGGCCGGATGCGATCCTGAAACATCTGGAAGCGGATTTGAGCAAAGAGCAGATGGATTTTTTGAGGGCTTCATTTGAGGAAACTTATAAGGGAGTTGAGAAAGCCCACAAAGCTTTGATACTGCCGAAAGGAGTTGAATTTTCACCGGTCGGCTGGACACAAAAGGAGATGGATTTTGTGGAAATGCAAAGGATGACGAGGGACAAGATTTTGGCCGGGTTTCGAGTTCCGAAAACTATACTGGGTTTGACCGAAGATGTCAATCGGGCGAACGCCGAGGCATCGAATTATGTCTTCGCTTTGAGGGTCATCAAACCTCAAATGGAAAGGATTGTCGGTTATCTGAATGAATTTTTAGTGCCGAGATACGGGGATAATATCTTTTTGGATTTCGAGGACCCGGTGCCGGAGAACAGGGAACTGGAATTGATGGAAAATGAAAAGGCTCTGGGGGCGAAACCTTATGCTTCGGTCAATGAAATCAGAGAGAAGGAAGGTTTGCCTCCTATCGAGGGAGGGGATAATGTGATGACTGATTTTGCTTCGATACCTTTGGGGAAGCCGATTGAGGAAAAAAAGGCGAAACCGAAAATCAAAAATCAGATGAAACCATCGGTAAGGTTTTCGAGGAGCTTAAAAAAGAGAAAGGAAATCGGGGAGGTGATTGCCAAAGGGGTGAAAGAAATTTTGGCTGGAAATATAAAAGAAATTTTGAAAGCGTTTGACGAGGAAAAGTGGGAGGTGGCATGGAAAAGTTTTGTGGTCAGGGTGTCGCCTTACGAGAAGGCTTTGGGAACGGCAATTAAGAAGTTCAACAAAGAACAAAAAGAAAGAGTGATTAGAAAATTGGAAGGGAAAAAGCAGGAAATCGATTTCAGCTCTTTGTTTAATAGCGAGGAGGAAGTTTCTATCTTAATCGATGGGGTGACTCCGATTTTGAAAGAGCTTTTGGCGAAAGAAGGAAAGGAGGCACTGAAACTAATTGGCGTGGAGGAGGCTTTTGAGGCGAATCTGGAAAGGGTGGTCAATAGTTTGAATAAAAGAATTGAATTGTTAGCTGAAAGTTATAATGAAACCACTCTTGATTTGTTAAAGGAAAAATTGAAGGAAGGGCTGGAGGCTGGCGAGAGCTTGCCGGAATTGACAGATAGGGTGAAGCAGGTTTATGAGTTCTCGGATGAAGTTAGGGCGGAAAGGGTGGCGAGAACTGAGGCGTTTGCGGTGGCGAATTCAGC